CTGAGTCCAAATCTTCCCCCAGAGACCGTAGAACAGTCCCTGGAATGGAAAATGAGGGTCAGAAAGCTGCTCGAGGACGTCTATTCGGTATGTTCGTAAGCCCTTTAAAAAGGTTTATTAACTACTGGTTAGAGTCCAAGAGAGGGCCCGATATAACTGGTTGTGTTCAGAAACTGCCCCAGCCCGTGGTCGAGGTCAATGGTGGTAACATCAGAGATCTAATCCTAGAGTGGGGACAACTTCTTCACTTTAGGCTCTTTGGCCTGGCAACTGGACGAGGACATCGGTCAGGTTTATTAGCCTTTGCGAGTCACGCCCATGCCATACTCGTGACACAGGGAGCGCTTACCTTGACGAAGCGGATGAAGCTTTACGCTTTATGCTTAAAGGCATATCTTGCGGGTAAACCCTACAAGACAACCGAGTCGCTGGGGATAAGAATTCGTCTGTGCCACGGGTTACCGAAAGCTTTACCTCCAGTGGTGAGAAGTGCATTGCGGTCCCGTTCAAGCGTCTTATACAGACTTTGGATTTCCATATTGTTCGCGTATAAGGCTTTTGTGTGTGAAAACACTAAGCCCGATATTGCTGCAATAGTCAAGAGTCCGCCCGATTACAACCCGGGTATGCTCGAGGCCTTTGAGAAATTCCAAAGTAAGTTTAAGGACTTGTTTAAACCCATTTTGTCCAAAGGAGACGAACCGGATTTCTCCGATCCGGCCCTTCATTGGCCAGCATCGTCTGGTCCCAATGTACGGCCCTCACCTAAGGGAATCCTCACGGATCTCTTGGCGTGGGTGGTCTACACTGGGCAACACTTTGGGTGGGGACTGCAATGGCGCCGTAATTCGACAATCAAAGCATATCTTTGCGATATACTTTGCCGATTCGAGTTCCTAGTTTCCCAAACTAGCGGACTCGAGCTGACAACGTCACGTCGAGGGATACCTCTCACGAGATTCCTCGAGGATTTTGTTTTCACACGTGATAGCAAACTCCATGTGGCGTTGCGGCACTCGGTTCAGGACCTCAAAAAGGCCCTGGGATTGTCGGGGTATTGCGTGCACAAGTTGGAGGGGCCTGTCGTCTACGTTGGCCCCGAAGGAGAGGAAACTCTCCTCCGGACATTCCAAGGAGATGACATCCCCGACAGCTTAATGCGCCACTTGAAACCCAACAAGAATCGTCCCGCAGATGTGCTGACCGACCTTTCGGAAGAGAACAACTTATGTCTTTCTCGGATCTGTTTCCTTCGGGAACCAGCCGGAAAAGTTCGTAATGTTGCAATCTTCGATTGGTGGAGTCAGCAGCTTCTGAAACCTGTTCACGATTGGCTATTCGGCCTCCTCGCCTATCTCCCGTCAGATGCCACCTTCGATCAAGAGGGTGCTCTTAAGGATTTCGGTAAGGAGTGTGGGGAGACTGAGATATTCTCGTACGACTTAACTGCCGCTACAGAGAACATCGGCCAGTCTCTTTACACAATCGTTCTAACAGAGTTTTGGGGGCGGATTAGCGCACGCTCTTGGATGGATCTGATGGTTACACGTTGGTTCCAATTGACTCCTATGGAGGGTCTGCGAAAGCAAGATCAGCCTAAGGGGCCAATTAAGTACCGAAGAGGTCAGCCGATGGGTGCACTGAGCTCTTGGGCCTCCATGGCCCTTGTGCATCACTCGCTTGTCCAATTCGCCGCTTACAGGGTCTCTCTATTTCCATTTTGGAAGTACAGAGTCCTGGGGGACGATGTTGTAATCGCAGGCCGCCGAGTCTCTGAGTCTTACTTAGAGGTGTGCCATGCCCTAGGTATCCCGATCTCGTTACCTAAGTCGTTGGAGTCGGAGAAGGGGTTCTTCGACTTTGCTTCTCAGATAATGGGACCGGATGCTAACTATTCTCCGATATCTCTTCGGGAAGAATTAGCATCGCAACGACCTGCGCGTAGAATCGAATTCGGTCTACGTCAGGCTCGCCGAGGTATCATAGACATGGTACGCC